ATAGCACCCGCCATATACTCTGGGTGGTGAACAGGTCAAGGGGACATACCATAGGGTGATCACTCACCCAGACCCTATGGCATCTGCGTGGTCACTCGGGCCGTCTCAAAGTGGACACTGACCGGTCATGACCACCCTTGTTGCTCACCCAGACCCTATAGCACATGCGATACCGGCCACGGACGCCAGCGCTAGCGCCGACCTCACGCACTCCGGCATGCCGAATGCGGGCTACGCATGGCGCGTGGCGTGAGCGCGAGCGTCGCGTGGCTGGCACGTTCCTTGCTAAGGCACGGATCTTGCTACGCCTTTCGCCGGGCCGGCACCTTTCCGTTGACGTGCAAGGCGCGTGCCAACGTGTCGGATGCTGCAGCAGATGCGTGGGCGCGGGTGCGTGCGACTTCGATAGGGACAGTGCTTTAGGGGGTGCCATAGCACTCTTGTCCTTGCCACAGCCGTTGCAGTTCCCCTCGGCGGATTGCAAAATTTACCATGAGGCTATGCAAAAGGATTGGATCTGTGCTACGGTCGGGCCATGGAGCAAAATCGCTTGCCGCCAGAGTCAACGGAACCCGAGTACTCCTGCTCGGGACAGGGCTGCGCGACGAAGATGACGCGCCGCGGCTACTGCCCGGCCTGCTACAAGCGCTGGGCGGCCACGCGCGCCGACCACCGCCGCGCCTACGCGCGCGCCCGGCGCGCCGGCCTCACGCCGCCCAAGCTCGGGCAGCGCGCCTACGCCAAGGCGGCGACCGTCGGCGGGCGCGAGCGCCTGCGCCTCGCGGCGGTCATGGCGTACGGCGGCGCCTGCGGCTCGTGCGGCTCGACCGCCTTCGGACAGCTCGGGCTCACGATCGTGCCGGACGACGGGGCGCCGGCGGCCGCGCACCGCGGGGGCGCACCCTTCTACGCGAAGCTCGCCGCGGCGGGGTTCCCTCGGGCCGGCATCATCGGTGGACGCCGCCACGCGATCGCGGTACGGTGCAAGGCATGCGCACGTCACCCGGGTCCGTCGAGTCGGCCGCGTTCACCGACCTCGGATCCCATTCGGCAGGAGCGCCCGTGAGCACGATTACCGCGCCGCCCGGCTGGCACGTCTCGAATGGGACGGAGTGCGGCGCGAGTGTGCCCATCGTCCACGGGCAGGAGCTGACCTTCACGATCGGTGGCACGCACTGCACGGGCTGCGGCCGCTGTCGCACGTGCGGACAGCCCGCACCCGCGCCGACGCCGCCGATCTACCCCGGTCCCTACCCGACGTTGCCGTGGACGCCGCAGAGCCCGATGCCGTGGGACCCGCAACTCCCATGGATCACATGGTGCGGCACCCCCGACCCGCGGCTGACGTCCCGATGAGCAAGCCCGAGCGCTACGTCCGCTCCCGCGCCGCAGCCTGGCTCCTCTCGTTCATCGTGCTGCCGCTCTGCCTCGTGTTCACGGTCGGCGTGGTCGCCGCGGTCTGTCTCGTCGGCGTCGCCTTCGAGCTGCTCATCGGCGCGCGGTGACCGTGGCCGAGCCTCGGGTTATACGCAACGAGGGCGAAGCCTACGTGGTCGCCCGCGAGATGCTGCAGGAGGAGCACGTCTTCCCGGCGCAGCTCGCCGGCGGCCACCGGAACGACTCGCTCCTCTCGGGCGAGAAGGCCCTGATGCTCGCGATCCTCGAAGACGCGATCCGCTGCTACCAGGGCCACCTCAAGGCCGCGCGCATCCACCCGCGGAAGCTCGAACGCCAGGCCGTTGACTGGCTCGCGTCCCCGGAGGAAGAGTACCTGTACTCGTTCATCAGCATCTGCAACCACCTCGGGTTCAATCCAGACCAGCTCCGCCGGCGTCTCGTCCAGTCCCGAGCCGAGAGCACGCCGACCTCGGGCAAATTCTACCGGCTGCACCTGCGCGTGCGGCGACGAAAGGGAAACTAGCCATGCTTCGCTTCCTCGCTCCGCTCCTCGTGTTCTCGGGTCTCGTGCTCGTCGGTGCGGCCGCCACGATCGCGATCACGCCGCCAGCGCCGCGCGACTGCTACACCGTCGCCGGCCGCGACGGCGTCGAGCGCGGCGTGCGCCTCTTCATCCTGAACAAATGCGACGGCACTGTGCGCGTCCTCGTGATGCCCGACAGCCCGCCGCCCCCGGCGAGCGCGCCGAACTACAGCAAGCCGAACATCTGAGGTCACCATGACGTACGATCAAGTCCTCGCGAAGTACGGCGACGCCACCCTCCTCGACTTCGAGGCGAAGAACATCGTCCTCTTCGACCTGCCCTACCCGCTGCTCTACGGCTCCGCGCTCGTCCACAAGAGCCGGGCGCACCGGCTCGCGGTGCCGAACTTCGTCGGCGCGCTCACCCGCATCAAAGACCTCGGGCTGTCGTCGCTGGTCGACTCCTACGGCGGCATCTTCCAGCAGCGCTCGATCCGCGCGCATCCCGGTCACCTGAGCGCGCACTCGTGGGGGATCGCCGGCGACTTCTGCCCGAATGAGTACCCCCTCGGGTCAGCGAAGCGCTTCGACTCGCGCATCGTCGAGGCGTTCGCGTTCTTCGGCTTCACCTACGGCGGCGACTTCCACAGCCGGCTCGACCCGATGCACTTCTCGCTCGCGGGGTTCTGATTCTGACCTCCGCGATGTAGACTCGCGGCAGGAGGATCCCCTTATGAGCTGGTTCGTGAAGATTCTGCAGGCCGCGGGCTCGCTGATCGACGCCGCGGTTCCGGTCATGGTCGGCAAGCGGACGGAGACGTCTGCGGTCATCGCCGCCGTGGCGCCAGTCGCGGGCTCGGTCCTGTGCCAGTTCTACCCTGCGGCCTGCCCGGCCGTGGCGGTGATCGGCCAGGTCGCCGGCGGCCTCGTCCCGATGTTCGCCGGCGCCAGCGTCGTGCGCAACCTCGGCAAGTAGCCTGTAACAGAGGAAAACGGGGCTGGGGGCCTCCGACTAGGAGGCCCCTGGCCCACCACGCGAGCGTATGAAGCTCCCTCGGGTCATCGCCATCGTCCTCGATGAGTGGCGCGCCTGGCGCCGACGGAAGCACATCATCAAGAAGTACCCTCACCTCGTGGCACTCCAACAGAAAAAGCACCGACGCGATGAAGCTCGACGTCCCTAAAGGGCATCAGGTCGGGATGAAGGTCCCGAAAGGCGGCTCGGACTGCGCGAAGTGCGAGTACGTCTCGGGCGACCAGAAGCGGTGCGGCCAGATGAATTTCCAGAAGTGGAACGGCGGCGACAAGCTGCCCGAGCCCGCGGACGAATACTGCTGCGACTTCTTCTCGACCAAGAAGAAGCGCACCACGATCGGGGACACGCTCAAGGCGCAGCGAGCGAAGAAGTAGAGCCCCGCGATGCCGTGGGATCCCCTACTTCAGCAGATGGTCAAGGCGCAGCCCGCGGGCACGCCGACCCCTCCGTCCGGCCCCGCCGGCGGCGACCTCTCGGGCACCTACCCGAGTCCGACCGTCGCCAAGATCAAAGGCGCCCCCCTCGGGACGACGACCCCGACCTCGGGGCACCTCCTGATCGCAGACGGTGCGGCCTGGCAGTCCGTCGCGATGTCCGGCGACGCCACGATCGCGTCGAGCGGCGCGCTCACGCTCGCGAACACCGCGGTGACACCCGGCACCTACGGCGACGGCACCCACGTAGGACAGTTCACGGTCGACGCGAAGGGCCGGCTAACATTCGCGCAGAACGTCGCGATCACGGGCTCGTCACCCACACCATTCGCGCTCACCGAGACCGACGACACGAACGTCACGCTCACGCTGACCGGCACGCCGAGCGCAGCGCTCCTCGCCGCGGTGAACATCGCCGCCGGCTGGACGGGCACGCTCTCGATCGCCCGAGGGGGCACGGGCGCCTCGAACAAGCAGGACGCCTTCGACAACCTCTCGCCCATGACGTCGCAGGGCGATCTAATCTCGCGCACCCTGCTCCACAACACGCGCGTTGCGCTCGGGGCGATCGCGGACTTCCTCGTCTCGGACGGCACGCTGCCGACCTGGGTGCCGATGAGCGGCGACGCGACGGTTACGCAGACGGGCGCCCTGACCCTCGCGAGCACGGCCGTGACGCCGGGCACCTACGGCGATGCCACCCACGTAGGGCAGTTCACCGTCGATGCCAAGGGGCGCCTGACCTTCGCGCAGAACGTCGCCATCACCTCATCCGGCTCGGGCCTCACCCCCGTCCAGTTCAAGGCGTCCTTCGGTGCGACGCCGACCTGGGAGACCACGGTCGCGATCACCGACGCGGGCATGACGACGGGCAAGCAGGTCTTCATTCAGGCCTCGCTCACCGACAACACCGGCGTGAACCCAGCCAACGCGTTCGCGGAAGCCTTCGCGACCTTCGCCGAGGAGGCCTGGGTGGGCGGCGGGTTCAACGTCCGTGTGGTATCGTTGCAAGGACCGGTCGTCGGGGACTACTGGTTCTCTTACGTGATCATCTAAAGGCGGAACCATGGCATTCATCCAGAGCGGCGCGGGCGCCGACGAAGCGACAGTCGACGCAACCTCCAAAGCCCTCCGTACGACGCTGTACGACTCCTCGGGCAACGAGCTGATCAAGAAGCCCACGGCGGGCTCCTACCTCGCGAACGTGCTCATCCGGCAGTCGACCACGACGTCGGCCGACGCCATCGTCTGGTCGCTCTTCAACGCCGACGCCTCGAAGAAGTGCCGAATCCGCTCGATTCGTCTGCAGGTCGTGTTCGACGGCACGACGGCGTCCACGACGACCCGAGCCTACTACCTGCAGCGCACGGCGACCGCGGCGCCCTCCTCGGGCACGACCATCACGCCCTCGCTGAAGCGTACCGGTGACGCCGCCTCGGTCGCAGACGTGCGCTTCGTCGACACCGGCCTCACGGTCGGCTCGATGACGAAGGTCTACTCGCCTTTCTGCAAGATCGCGCTGCCGATCTCCGCGACCGGCCTCGTGCAGTACTTCCCGATCCCCCTGTACGTCATGGCGGAGCGTCTCATTTCCCCCATCGAACTCCTGCAGAACGAGGGCATCGGGATCTTCCTCAACGAGAACACCACCGCGGGCTTCGGCATCTGCGGCACCGTGGAGTGGGACGAGTCCACGACGTGATCATCCTCGGGCCCAGCGGCAACCTCGCGACGGTCGACCCGACCTCGAAGGCGCTGCGCACCACGCTCTACGACCCACAGGGCCGTGAGATCGTCGAGCGCCCGGCGGCCCTTCGGTCGTACATGGCGGGGTTCATCATCCGCCACACCGGCGCGACGACCGCGAATACGGTCATGCTCGGCCTCGTGAACACGAGCACAACCGACTTCATGCGGATCCGGTGCTTCCGCGCGATCGAGCTGTTCGACGGCACGAGTCCCGGCGCGCAGGGTCGACGCCACTTCTGGACCCGCACGACTGGCTCGATCTCGGGCAGCAATACGACGATCACGCCGACGAAGAAGCGCACGGGCGACGCGGCCTCCGTCGCGGACGTCCAGTTCAACAACGCGGGCATCGGCGGCCTCACTGGCATCGGGGACGCCGTCTGGATCCAGTCGATCTCCGTCGCGGCGACGGGCAACTTCCAGTACTTCTCGTGGCCCCAGCAGTCCGAGCTGCGCGCCAACGGCTCACCAATCGAGCTGCACAAGGGTGAGGGCATCGCGATCGAGAACGGCGATACGTCCGTCGCGGGCATGGGCTTCGCCGGCTACATCGAGTGGGATGAGGGGACGGTCTGATGGCCTCCGACAACGTCCTGATCTACGCGCCCGACACCGACATGACGGTCGACGTGAATGCCGGGCTGGCCGCGTTCACCACGCTCTACGATTCGGCCGGCAACCCCATCGTGAATCCGGGCGTCAGCGTGCCGCTCACGACCGTCCCGAACAACACGCCCACAAGCCCGCAGGTCTACTCGTACTCGGCCACCGCCTTCGTGTCCCCGACCGGGCAGACGATCAGCGCGATCTTCCAGAACAACGGCGTGAAGGCCGCTCGGGTCCGATCGATCTGGGTCGCCATGAACAACGTCAGCGGGGCCTCGGCTGCGCAGACGGGGTATCAGGTCACGCGCTATCAAGTCGCGAGCTTCGAGGTCGGCACCGCGGTGAGCGCGTTCCTGACTCTCGGATCCAGCATCGCCAGCGCGACGAACCGCGCATTCGGCGCGCCCCCATCGCAGTGCTCGATGTACTACCTCGCCGGCGGCATGGCGACGTCGACCCGCTTCAACGAGCAGATCCTGGCACAGGTCGTCATCCCCCTGCGAACGCCCTCCTACTGTTCCTTCCTCCTCGACTTCGACGATCCCGAGCCTTACTCTCCGCTTGTGCTACAACCACGAGAGGGGCTTCGGTTCCAGGGAACGAACGCGAGCCCGCCCACCAACGTGACGACCGTCCAGATCGTCTGGGACGAAGACCGCTAACCGGGGCAAGACCGGAGGCGCCATGGCTGAGAGCTACACCGATCCGCTCTGCCCTATTCCAAAGGCAGCCCGTATCGCGATCAAGGAGTTCGAGGGGCAACAGATCCTCGACTATCTGCAGGACCGCCCCTACAAGGAGGTCTACCCGCTCATCGCGATCCTGATGCGGGCGGAGCGGATCTCCGATGGGTAAGGTCTCCATGACGTACGGCTCCGCAACGGACGGCTCGGGAAAGGGTCTGCCCGTCACGGTCGAGAAGCGCATGCGCTCGAAGGGCGGGTTCGAGCCCGAGTCGCTCGACAGCGTGATCGACACGCTCGTCCACAACGCGCGCTCAGGCGCCGAGCTGCTACAGGAGTACACCCCGATGCTCGCGGGCACGATGAGCCAGCTCCGTGAGCTGCTCGGGAACGAGCTGGAACGCCTGCAGCTCTCCGTCGCGCTCGCCCGAGCCCCCAAGGACCGCACTCCCGAGGAAGCGCAGGCCGCGGTCGACGTGCAGCGCGAAGCCATGGCGACGGTCATGGACGCCTCGAACCGCGTCTCGATCATGCTCGACCGGCTGAACAAGATGACCATGCAGGCCGTCAAGGCGAAGGACGAGGCCGTGCGCCTGCGTGCCTTCCTCGCCGGCGACGAGGACCGCGGATCGCTCGATGGCCTCTCCGAGGTCCAGCTTCGCAAGCTCGTGACCGACGCCGCCTCGGGCTGGACGCGCCCGGAGGAGCCGAGTGATGGCTGACCTCGAAGACGCCGCCCGCGCCGCGCAGATCCTGCAGTCGCGCTGGCAGAACGATCCGCTCCGCCAGTGGGAACCCGGCGAGCGCCAGCGCATGTTCCTCGAATCGAAGAAGCCCGAGGTCGCCCTGCTCGGCGCGAACCGCTCGGGCAAGTCCGACGCGCTCGCCGCGCTCGTGGCGTCCTACGCGCGCTTCGGCAATCCGAACCCCGGCACCGCGTACTCCTCGGGTGGCCGCCTCGCAGTGACCGACCGCGCCATGTCGATCTGGGTCGTCGGGCTCTCCGAACGCCTCGTGCGCGAAGGCATCCAGCCCAAGATCGTCGAGACCGCGTACACCCAGGCGGAGTCGCACAAGGCCTTCATCCCGTCCTGCGAGATCGCCGGCTGGAACATCAACGACCAGACGTGGAAGCTCAAGAACGGCTCGCTCGTGGGCTTCAAGTCCGCGGATGCCGGCGCTGACAAGTTCCAGTCGGCCGGTCGCGACCTCGTGGCCTTCGACGAGATCTGCGAGTGGGACGTCTACAAGGAAGCGACGTTCCGGTCGCCCGGCGGCGGGCGCTCGCTCATGGTGCGCCTCGCGGCCACACTCCTGCCTCCCCTCGGGCAGGCCGGCGGCGTGAGCTGGTACTACCCCGAGAAGATCAAGCCATGGTGGGCGGCCGGCAACCACGAGAACAGCGATCGCAATCCTGGCCGGTTCCTCGACATCTTCTCGATGGGCATCCGGCACAACAAGCACATCCCACGCGAAGAGGTCGAGCGTCTCGCCTCGATGTTCCCGCCCGGCAGCATGGAGGCGCGCATCCGGCTCGACGGCGAGCTGCTCGCCAGCATCGGGGGAACGCTCGCGTACCCGGCGTACGCTCGGGCCGTTCACTTCGACCCCTACCTCACGCCCGATCGGATGGATCCGCGTCTCCCGCTCTGCCTCTGCGTCGACTTCAACGTCTCCCCGTGCGTGTGGGAGATCGGCCAGCACGACGCCGACTGCTGGAAGTTCTACGACGAGATCCAGATGGACATCTGCAACATCCCGTCGATGACCGAGGAGTTCCGCCGACTCTACCCGACGTGGTCTGCGCCCATCTACATCTACGGCGACCAGACCGGCAAGAACCGCAGCGTGCAGACGAGCACGAGCAACTACGCGCTCATGCACGAGACGCTGCGCGGCTACCCAGCGCCGATCCGCGAGTTCCTCCCCAAGCGCAACCCGTTCGTGCCCGACCGCCTCAACGCGATGAACCGGGCCCTCTCGGGATCCGACGGGCGTGTGCGCCTGCTCGCCGGCCCCGCCTGCGTCGAGCTGCACAAGGACTTCGAGGAAGTGCTACGGGACGCGCGGGGCGGCCTCAAGAAGGTCCATCATCCCGAGGACCCGTACTACCAGCGCACGCACGCGACGGACGCCGTCGGTTACGCGGTCGCGTTCACGGATCCCGTCCCGCAGAATGTCGCGGAGGAGCGGCCACGCCTCCGCCACATCCCGATGCCCGGCTACCTCGGGCGCGGCGGCCCCAACGCATCACCGGGTGCGCGCTCCGTGAACCACTATCCATCTTCCTACGGCGCCGATGGGCGCATCAGCCGCGGCTCGTCTGGCGGGATTCTTCCTCCCCGACGCCCGTAGTAGAGTGAGGCCATCGTGGCGCGCAAGTCGACCGCATTGAATATCATCACCACGTCCGCTACGGACCTGGCGAGCCGCGCGACGCGCATCTCCGACTACAACTGGAACAAGTCGTGGCAGGCGCGGTGGAATCGCCGCTCGAAGAACCTCGCCAACTGGCAGGCGTATCACTCGCAGCAGGACTGGTCGCACAAGCTCCCGTGGCAGACGCAGCAGACCGTCAGCGAGTTCGGCATCAGCGTCGAGCAGGCGGTCGGCACGCTCGAACGCGGCCTCACCGACTCGAACGACTGGCTCACGGTCGACCCGATCGGCATCGGGGATCCGGTCATCGACCCGGACATCATCGGCGCCTTCCTCAAGTACTACCTCGACCGCATCTACGTTCCCGGCGATGTGCCCGAGACGTCGTACAACATCGCGAACCTGATCAGCGACGGCGTGAAGCGCGCGTTGCTCGAATCGATCATGACCGCGAAGGTCTACGCGAAGTTCACGACGCAGTACCAGTACCGGCTCGTGGAGTCGAAGCCCCAGAAGGGGAAGTTCGGCCACCGCAACGACCTCGACGCGTACAGCCTCGTCGAGATGGGCCGCCCTCGGGTCGTCGCGGACACCCTGCAGTCGTTCCGTCTCGCCGTCGACCTCATCCCATGGGAGGACTGGTTCCCCGACCCGAGCCTCCTCAACAAGTTCGTCATCCACGAAGTCACGATGAACATCTCGGACCTCGGGGCCAACCCGGACTACGACCCCAAGGTCATCAACGCGATCAAGGGAAGCGCCGAGGCCACGTACTCGGATATGTACAAGCGCGTCACGCAGGACGTCGTGTTCGTCGCGCATGACCCCGACGAAGTGCGCGTGCGCGAGTTCTGGGGCGACCTGATCGATCCCGACACGTGCGAAGTGCTCGCGACGAATTGCTTCTGGACGACCTGCAACGGCAAGATGCTGCGGCCACCGACGCCGAACCCGTTCTGGCACCAGCGCCGGCCGTTCGCCTCGGCCGCCCTTCTCCGCACGCCGAACAGCACGGTCCACAAGGCGCTCGCGGATGACGCGGTCAACACCTGGCAGTTCCTGAACGAGCTGATGAGTCTCATGTTCGACGGCGCGCTGGGCGCGGTCTGGGGCAAGCATCAGCTCCGGTCGGACTTCGTCGAGAACGCCGAGGACTTCCAAGAAGGCATCCCGCAGGCGGCGACCTTCCTGCTTCGTCCGAACGTGCCCGAGGGCTACAAGGCCATCGAGCGCATCGACTCGGGCGAGATGCCGCAGTACGGCATGGAGATCTTCCAGCTCGCGATGCGCGAGTTCCAGACCGCGATGGCGACGAACGACCTGAAGCTCGGGCAGACGCCCTCGCAAGAGTCGAGCGCGACCGCGGTCGTCGAAGCCATGCAGGCCTCGGGCTCGCTCTTCGAGTCGCTCGCCGCGCGCACCGAGGACACCTGGCTGGAGCCGATCTTCGAGCTGGGCTGGCTCACGATCCTGCAGTACGAGTTCGACCACAAGCTGACCGACCCCGCCCTCGTGCAGATCCTCGGGCCCGAGCGGGTGCTGGAGCTGACGCAGCTCTCGAACGAAGAGCGCTTCGTCCTGCTCGCGCAGTCGGCCAAGTTCAAGTGCCGCGGGCTCCGCGGAGTGACCGCGCGATCGCGCACGCTGACGAAGCTCGCCAACGTCCTGCAGCTCATGGGTCAGAACCCGCAATTCGCGCAGGCCTACGGGCAGAAGTACTCCTACCAGCGTCTTACCGAGCAGATCATGCGCAACTCGGGCGTCGACCCGAGCACGCTCGAAAAGACGCAGGACGAGAAGAACCAAGACGAAGCGCAGCAGATGATGCAGGAGTCGCTGAACGAGGCGCAGGTCACGAACCCCGCGAACGCGCCGCCCGGCTCGACGGCCCCGCCGCAGGGCGGAGGCGCGCCGCCGCCGGCTGCCGCTGCGAACGGCAACGGCGGCTCGCCGCCCGCGATGGTCGACGCGAGCCAGGATCAGCAGGCCCTCGGGGGTGCGATGGCGCCCAAGACGCCGAGCGGGATGGTGCCCGGCGCGCCGCAGCCGTAGGGTGGCGGCATCAGACGCTTTGCGGTACACATAGGAGACAGCCATGGAAATCAGCAAGCCCATGCCCGAGAAGGGCCGGATCGGCGTGATGACGAACACCGTCAAGCACAACGCGACGTGTGACGGGACCGTCAAGGGTACGGAACCGTTCGCCTACCTCGGCCACTTCCGTAGCGCCGACGTGATGAAGCGCGGCCACAACCAGGGCGCGCCCGGCCTGCCGATGGGGCCCATGCGTGGCCCGAGCCCGAACATCGGGGCGGGCAACGGCGTGCCGGCGCTCGGCGGCGCCATGGGCGGAACGCCCGCGGCCGTCCCGGCGATGGGGCCGGCGAAGATCAAGCCCCAGTTCGACGCCACCACGAACCCGATCGCGGCCACACGTCAGGCGAAGCGCGCGGTCGTCCAGTCCGCTCGGGCCTCGGGCATGCCCGGCGCCGTGAAAGAGGCGCGGGCAATGGGCCGCACCGCGATGGCCGGCGCGCGTGAGCAGCGGCAGACGCGCAATGCCGAGGGCCTTCGCGCCGGCGACGTCGCCGCGCTGAAGAGCGCGAAGCAGGGCGCTCGGGCCGAGAACAAGTCCATCGCGCAGGGCGCCCAGGCAGCGAAGAAGGACGTGGTCGGAGAGGCGAAGACCGCGCTGCAGAACGCCGTCGGCGGGCTCCATGCGGCGCGTCAGGCGACTCGCGCGGCCGTCCGCGGCGGGAACTACGCGGCTCAGGGTAACGCGGTCACCGCGCGCTCTGCGGCGCGCTCGGCCGTCAAGACGGCACGCAAGGGCCTGCGGGCGGCACGCAAGTAGGCGCTCATGGCCGCGCAGCCGAACATCCCCACGGGCCCGGCGCCGGGAACCGGGCTGCCAAACATGAACCCGGTCACGAACCCGACGCATCCCGCGCACAAGATGGCCGCGCGCCACGCCGGCGCAGCCCTCGGGCACCTGCTAACGGGCAACGGCGAGGAAGCCGCGCACCACATCGCAGCCGTCATCGGCCACACGATCTCTCCGAACATGCCTCAGAACGCGACGGCTCGGGCCCACGCGTCCCTCAAGGCCACGGCGCACGGCAAGGGCGCCTCACGAAAGCGAGCGAAGCAGAAATGAACGACGGGCAGATGACGCGAAACGATCCGTGGTCCTACCTCTCGGGCACCGGCGTCACCGGCGGGGGCTCGAAGAAGGCCGACGTGAAGGTCCGTGGCCATAACCGCTCCATGCCCGCATCGAAGGGTTCGACCGGCGCGCTCGCGCCCGATCACCAGCCGAACCCGGCGATGAAGTCCGCGGCGTCGCACATGGCGAACCCCGAGACGAAGGCTGGCGAAGCCACGATGGTCAGCCGCGGGAAGGCGACGCAGAAGCCCGAGTCCCTCAACATCGAGGGCAACGAGTCCGCGAAGTACGAGAAGCTGGAGAAGCGCTCGCTCCGCGGCCTCAAGGGCGGCGGCACCGAGAAGGAGCTGCGCGACGGGCACAACGAGCGCGACGGCATGGGCAAGGCGAAGATCGAGAAGACGATGCACGAGTACAAGGAGGGCGGCCTCCACTCGGGATCCAAGAAGGGCCCCAAGGTCACGAATCGGAAGCAGGCGATCGCGATCGCGATGAGCCAGGCTCGGAAGGCAGGGGCCAAGGTATGAACGACCTCGAACTCGCGAACCAGCGCGCCGCGATGGCGAAGCGCTCAACGGATCTGGCCGCCTCCGCGCGCACGTCGCCGCTCAAGGCCTCGGGCGGCATGACGCGCAGCACGTCGACCGCGCCACGCGACCCCGCCAAGTCGCCGGGTACGCCGATGCCGCACGTCGTCTCGACCGCCTCGGACATGGGCGGCGCGCAAGACAGCGGCGGCCCGAGCAAGTCGTACGGCATGAACGATCCGATGCAGTACCTCGGGCACTTCGCGAACGACGACGTGACGACCGAGGGGCACAACGTCGGCCACAAGCCAAAGGGCGCAGTGACAAGCCCGACCGTGGCGAAGGCTGGATACCTTCGTCTGCCGCAGCCGGGTGACCGTCGGTTCGATGGCGCCGACTACGCGGCCGACGCGCGCAACATGCCCCCGCAGTCGCCGGCTGACCTGCGCCTCTCGATGAGCCATCACGGCGATTCGATCATGCACGAGGCCCGGCACGAGCGTGATCACCGGCGCGGCAAGGCGCGGGCCGAGAAGATGGGCGACACCGCATCGATCGCGTATCACCAGCAGCATCTCGCGTCGCACTCCAAGAAGCGGGGCGAGCACGAGATGGCGCGGGCCGAGGTCAAGAAAAAGCTCCACGGAGGCAAGAAGAAGGGAAAGCTGTAGTGCAGACAGCCGCACGGCCAGACGTAGCACAGGAAGGACTCCGCGCGCTCGAAAAGGCGTCCTTCCCGACCGGAGTCGAGTGGAACATTTGGTGGCGCGAGCATCGCCGCCGGATCGAGGATGGGGTGGCGACGGGGTGGGAGCGGGCACTCGCGGACGGCATCGGCCGTCTCATGGACAACCAGCTCACCTTGGCGCGGATGATCCGCTTAGAGGACACGGCGAAAATGGCGATCCGATACGACAGCGAAGGCCGCATCAGCGGCGAGGAAGTTCGCGAGGCCGACGACATCACGCGCGAAGCGTTCATGTGGTGGCTCAACGTAGCGCGCCCCGCGCTCCTCAAGGACGGCACCGACAAGCCCGCGCATGGCTACGTGCCCGAGTGGGCTGCGACTCTCGCGAAGGCCGTCGAGGGCTGCTACATCCAGCAATGCCGCCTCGGGATCGAGCTGACGGGCCTGAAGCGCAAGGGCTACATCACGCTGAACCACAGCGCAACGTCCCCGAATCCGCAGGCCTTCGACGAGCGGTTCACGGAGACGCTGTGAGCGAGCCGGCGCCGGTCGAGTCGTACGAGCAGGATCCCTACACCTGGGAGATGTTCGACGCCGACGTACTCACGCTGGCCCGAGCCATCAAGGCCTCGGGTCGGCGTCATGACGGACTCTACCCGATCCCTCGGGGAGGTCTTGTGCCGGCCGTTGCGCTCTCGCACATCCTCGACCTGCCTGTCGTGCTTCGTCCGAGCATGGGCCTCGATGTGCTGATCGTAGACGACAACACCATCACAGGCGGTTCACTCGCCGCGTTTCCCGAATACCCTACGGCAGTCCTCGTCCACAATCCCGAACTGAGCGCGGTCACGCCGACGTTCCACGCTCGGGTTATGGACGGCTGGCCGGCCTTCCCCTGGGAGGTCCCGTCATGTCGCCTGTGAAGCCTCCGCAACGGGGCAGCGACGAGGCTCGGCACATCGCGATGCTCCGGGGCCTTCGGGCCACCGCGGACCTCGAAGTCGCGCTCCCGCTTCTCGCAGAGCGGCGGGAAGGTATCATACAGCAAGCGATCATGGATTTTCGAGCGGGCAAGCTCACCGAGCTGAAAGCAATGTTGGCCGTCGCCGCGCTGTCAGAGAACCTGCAGCTCGTGGACGACCTCTCCTTCGCCTCCAACCAGGGGCGTCGGGCAGAGCAGAAGCTCCAACAGGGATAGGAGACGACGATGCCCGCAGAAGAGACGAACACCCGCATGTGGGACAAGCTGCAGCGTGCCCGCGGCCACGCGACCGATGGCCCGACGCCGGTGACGGTGGTCGAGCCGCCAGCGCCAGCGCCCGCCGCCGCGGCCGCGCCTGAAGTGACGCCGCCGGCGCCCGCCGCCACGACGCCTGCTCGGGGCCCGGACGGAAAGTTCGTCGCCGCGGCTGTTGTTCCGCCGCCCGCGGAACAGCCGCCTGTCGTGGAACAGCCGCCCGTCGCCGCCCCCGTCGAGACGCCGCCCGAGACCGTCGAGATCGAGATCGACGGCCAGAAGATGCAGGTCACGCCGGAAATCGCGGACGCCTTCAAGACCGCGGAGAAGGTACAGGTCGACAACGCCAAGGCCGCCGAGCGCGCCGCGCTCCGGGCCGAAATCGTGGCCGAGGTTCAGGCGTCGCTGCCGCCGCAGAAGTCCAAGGCGGAACTCGACGCCGAGGCCGCGCTCGCCGCTGCCGAGGCGGCCGCGAAGGCCCTCAAGAAGCCCGACTCGACCCTCATGCTCTCGGATCCGGCCGAATACGACCGGCAGATGGACCTCTACACCGAGCAGCGGATCAAGTTCGCCGCCGACCGCGCGAAGGCGGAGGCCAAGGCCGAAACGCTGGCCGAGGTCTCGAAGCAGCAGAACGTGCATCGCGCCTCGCAGGAGGAGCAGATCCGCGCCGCGCTCCGCGACGACTTCTACGCCAAGTATCCGACGCTCAAGGCGTCCGAGAAGATCGTCGATGGCCTCCTCACGGCCAAGTTCGACGAGACCCAGCGCGCCTTCGAGAAGGGCGAGTGGAAGGCGCCGACCACGGCCAAGGAGCGTGACGAGGTCCGAGCGGCCGCGTTCGCGGACGTGGCGGCCCGAGGCACTCGGGAAGTCCTCAAGATCATGCAGGCCGGCAAGCAGATCGCCCCGCCCGTCGCGCCGCCGCCGAACCTCGTCGCGAGCGCGCCCACCCACGCCCCCGCGCCCAAGGCCCCCGAGCCCGAGCGCAAGCCCGAGGACAAGTTTCGCAAGGGAAGCCTCTCCGCCGCGTTGGCCGCTCGCAAGGCCGCACGCGAGGGGGCTTCTGCTTGAGCATGTGACATGGCAATAATCGAGGCAACGACGCCGCGCCTCTGAGACGCGGACACCCACTCCAAAGAGGAAACAGGACACCATGGCAACCGGAATGAGCTGGACGTTCGACGTACCCGCGGGCGTCGCGAAGAACAACGCCCTCAGCGAGGAGTACTTCAAGCAGGCGATCGCGCGCACTCGGTTCTTCGAGCACGTGAGCATCAAGCCTGCCTTCGGCAAGAAGATGGGCGAATCGGTCACGATCCCTCTCGTGCCGACCCTGGCCGAGCCCACGTCGGCGCAGCTCTCGGAAAACAGCAACATCCCCGAGCTGCCGTTCAACTACAAGGTGCAGACCGTCATCGTCAAGGAGTTCGGCCAGGCCGTTCCGTACTCGGGCCTGCTCGAAGACCTCGACCACTACGACCCGGAAGACTGGATCAGCCAGCGCCTCGTCGACCAGCAGAAGCTGGTGCTCGACGCCTCCGCCGCGGCTGCGTTCAAGACCGCCGCGACCGTGATGACGCCGACCGGCACCGCCGCGGTGACCACGTCGACCTCGGGCTCGCCGGGCGCGACCGCGACCACGAACCTGAACTTCTTCCTGATCGAGACGGCGCGCGACTACCTCGTCGGCACCCTGCTCGCTCCGGGCGTGAAGGACGAGACGGACTACGTCTGCATCTCGAACACGTTCGGCCTCCGCGGCATCAAGCGCGACCCGCTCTTCATCGGCTGGGCGGCCTACAAGGACCCCGAGCGCAAGTGGAACGGGGAAGTGGGCATGATCGAGGACATGACGTTCGTCGAGTCCAACCACGCGACCGCGCTGACCTCCACGTGGACGTCGGCCGGCGCCAACGTCCTCGGTGAGGCCGTGATCTTCGGCCGCGAGGCCGTCGCGTTCGCAGAGGCGGTGACGCCCGAGCTGCGCGCGGGCATCCCCACCGACCTCGGCCGCCAGCGCCTCATCGGCTGGTACGGGGTCTACGGCTTCCAGCTCCTGTGGACCTCGGCGCTCGCCGGCGAGGCCAAGGTCATCCACGTCGCCTCCAACTAAGGCGACGGACACCCTCACGAAGGAACAGAGGACACAGCAATGGCACGTCAGAACGGACAGCTCACCTTCCAGACGCCGACCTTCGGCACCACGACCACGCTCGGGGACGACCTGAACTCCACGAGCACGAAGCGCATCTTCACGGCCACCGAGCGCTGCACGGTCGTCGAGGTTGGTGCTCTCGCAACAGGCGTGACGGCTCCGGGCGTCGCGGTCGTCTTCAAGGCGGTCTACCGGCCGCTGGGCGTCGCGGCCAACGACACCGTGATCCCCGTCTTCAAGGCGGCCTTCGCGGCCCAGGGCGGTGTGAGCGGTGACCCGAGCGTCAACGGCTTCGACAACGCGAACCAGATCCCGAGCGGCCTGATCACGAACACCGCGGCCTCTTGGGTCCTCGGGAAGGTGATCCGGGCGTACTGCGAGCAGACGCTGAACAAGGGCGACCAGATCGTCCTGCAGGTCACCACGGGCGGCGCCTCGGGCGCGACCGCGGTGTTCTACGCGAAGGCGTACTGCGACGGGGCCGGCATCGTCGAAGCCTGCGACGTCGACAGCAACTGACGTCAGCGATCGCTGACAAGCGGAGAAGTCATCGATGGCCAACATCGTCGCAGGAGACCTGACCTACACCATCAAGCCGTACCCCGCGGGGTCGCGGCTCGAAGGCAGCACGCCTCGCTACAAGAACCTCGTCACCATCGCGTTCGGCGGCGGGAGCGAGAGCTACCCGGCGAACGGCGTGCCGCTCCTCGGGGCCAGCCTCGGGATGCCGCAGGCGCAGGTCGAGAAGCTGCTCATCGTAGAGGCGATCGGCGGCCTGCCGAACTACTGGACGTACGATTCCGCCCACAACACCCTTCGCGCCGTCGTATTCAGCACGGGCGTGGAGGTCGCCACCAACGCATCCGTCGCGGCGACCACGCTGGTCGTCGAGGCTCAGGGGTACTGATCATGCGCGGACTCATCGCTCTTCTGCTCGGGCTGGCGCTCTTGCTGCCGGCCTCGGCCATCGCGACCGGGACGTGCGCCGACGGCGGCATCGTCTGCGGCGCGCAGTGTCACACCAGCACGGCCTGCGCCTCCTTCCAGGGCGTGAGCCAGGCCGGGACCTGCATCGGTGGCGCGAATCAGGTCTCCGCGACCTGCCAGCTCACGCGGTGTGGCTCGAACGTCGCGATCTGCGCGACCGGTGCGCCGACCGGCGTCATCGGCTGCGTGTCCGACGGCAACTGCGCCTCGGGCGAGATCTGCGTCTCCAGCTCGGGCTCGGCCGGCTGCGGCACGGGGTTCTCGCAGTGCGTCAAGTCCTGCAACGACTCGACCACGACCACGACGACGACGACCAGCTCCACGACGACTACGGCTTCGTAACGCGATGGGGGCACGCTGACACCCAAGGGGCACAACTCCAGCTCGATGCTGGACCCACAGGAGTGAGCTGACCATGGCGACGCTGCGACCGATCGAGGACCGTGATTCCAAGGGGAACACGATCCGCCACAACCCGACCCACACGTACATGCAGGCGCCCCAGGAGCGCCAGATCATGGGCCGGCACAACTTCGAGTACGTCCCGAACCCGGAGTTCCACCCGGTGATCACGGCGCAGGTGCAGGACGGGAAGGTCAAGTTCTTCCACGGGACGCCCGACACCTCGGGCAGCCGCGCCGCGGCGCGCGAGATCTCCGTGAAGCAGGTGCCGGCGTACATCCTCGCAGAGCTGGACAAGCATCCGATGAAGCTCCGCGAGAATCGCCCGATGGTGCAGGAGATCCGCGTCGCGCTCGTAGGCGACGTCGAGGTCACCGAGACCGTCGACCTCCCGACGCAAGGCGACTCGATCACCGTCGAGCCTGTGGCGCCGGATCTTTCGGGCCGTCGCCGGCGCGCAGCCGCACCCGCGGTCGACGCCGAGCCGGTGCTGGGGTAAGCTAGGCCCATGGCCGTCGTTCTCGGAAAGACGTTCGCGATCCAGCACAGCGTCCTGCAGACCACGTGGGCCGCACTGGCGACGAACGATACCGGATCGCCCGAGGAGTTCTCGCGCTTCCCGATGATGAGCGTCCAGTTCGGCGGGACGTTCGGGGGCGCGACGGTCGTGCTCGAAGGATCAGACGACGGCGTGACGTACTTCACGATGACCGGCGAGAACCCCGCCGGCGGCGCCGATGCGCTCATCAGCGCGACGTCCGCGACTCGATTCGACATCACCAACGTGGTCGCGCGCTACCTTCGTCCTCGGATCTCGGGGGGCTCGGGCGTGGCGATCGACGTGACCCTCACCGCTCGGAGCTACGGACACTGATATGGCGACCGACACCTTCAATCTGCCCGAACTCAAGGCCGCCCTTACGTCGCTCGCCGCGCTCACGAAGCCGTTCGCCGCCCTCGGGAACCTCGCCGCGACCGTCGAACCGCTACTCGCCGTCGTGAACCACGAGGCGGAGCTGCGCGCGAGCGTCACGGGGCTGCAGAATGACCGGGCACAGCTCACGGCCGCTATCGCCGCCGACAAGGCTGCTCACGAAAAGGCCACCGCCAAGCGGCGCGCCGATGACGACGCATGGGAAGCCGAGCACCTTGCCAAGCACGAGAAGATCCGCGGGGACGTCGCGGCCGCCGAGGCCGACGCCAAGGATCGCATCGCCAAGGCTGCAGCCAAGGCCGCCCTCGCGGAGTCGCAGAGCGCAACGCGTGTCGCAGCGGTCCAGGCTGACCTTGACCGGGCGGCGGGTGAGGCCCGAGCCAAGCACGAGGCCTTTCTCAAGCAGATGGCGAAGGCGCAGTCCGACGCCGAGGCGAAGCACCAGGCGATTCAGGCGAAGCTCGTCGATCTACGATCCACGGTGTCGGCGCTCGCGTAACCCCGCGAGGGGAACGCGATGGGCCTCGACAACTACCCGCTCAAGCAGGTCCCGATCGACGTCTCGGCGCCGGGCGACAACGTCATCATTCCTTCGACGGCGCCCGCCAACGTCTTCAGCGTCTACCGGATCTTCTTCGTGCTCGGGACCAACGCGGCCGACGTCACGGTGAAGCGCGGCGCGGTCCCGCTGACCGGCCCGATGCCGATGACCGCGCACGGAACCTTCGCGCTCGACTTCACGGAAGAGCACTGGTTCGCGACGCTGCCCGGCGAGGACTTCGTCATCAACCTTTCGGCAGCGACTGAGCTGGCCGGCACCGTCTACTACACTGAGCGTGCGCCATGAGCGCGATTGTCAACGTCGGCACGAGTGGCAGCGGTCCAGGGGGAAGCATGGACATTCAGGAAGACGGCGTCACCGTCGTCGCTGCCGCAACGGCGCTGAACTTCGTCGAGCCCGATGCGACGATCATCACGGCGAGCGGCTCGGTCGCAAACGTCGCGATGACGGCGTACCTGCTGCTCGCGGGCCGCCCCGGTGCGGGTAACGATGCGCTGTTCTCTACGACCCAGAACGGCATGATCGTCGGTTCGAGTGCGGCGGGCTTCGGGCTCAACCTCAATGCGCACACCGGCACGACGCTCCATCCCGACGAAGACATCCGGTTCAACTCCACCATCACCACGATCGGCCCGATCACGACGTCGGCGGCACATGTGTTCGACATGTCGCAGAGCCTCACGTTCGATACGGCGGCGAACCCGAGCGCCATCGTCTACTTCAACTTAGCGTCGCAGGACACGACGCAGTGGGACATCACGGGCGCGAACGGGTTGATCGGCTTCTTCGGCATGCTCGTGCAGCCAAATATCAATGGCGAGGTCGGCCAGACCGGACAGAAGCTCTGCGGCTTCTCGAACCTCCTCGACTTTGAGCCGATCATCACGGCGAATGCGACCGGGCAGACGGTAGGGGATTTCGGGGGCCTCTACCTCGGCAAGACCGACATTGGGCTGGTCGCCGCAGCCGGGTGCGACCTCACGGCCGGCGACACCCTCGGGAACGGCGGGATCGGCCAGCTCACCCACACCGTCCATGCGGGTGGTGACGGGAACATCACGATCGAGAATAACTATGCGTGGACGCACTACGGGGTGCGATCGACGGGCGGCGCGGGAACGGTCGTCGTTCACAATGACGCGGCGGTGTGGATTCCCGTTGGCGATGGGAGCCCTGGAAGTGTCGCGGATACCGTCATGGCGACGATGTTCTCCGAGGACGGGAATCGCTCGCTTCGCCATCTCGGCCCCGGCATCTTTGGTGACTCCGCGGCCCCCTACGCGAGCGCCGTGCTCGATCTCGTCTCCGTCCCCGGCACGCCGCGGGCGCTCGTGCTCCCGCGCATGAGCCTCGTAGACGAAACTGCACTTGCTTCTCCGATCGAAGGCATGGTCATCGCGAACACGACGACCAACAAGATGCGCTACTACAACGGCACGTCGTGGGTCGACGCGACGTAAGAGGTCGATGATGGACATGCGAAAGCAGGTCGTACAGATCGAGACGCAGCTCAAGCAGATCGATGAGCAGGCTGCGAAGCTCGCCGCCGGGCGCCTTCGTGCCGAGGGGGCGCTCATGCTCGCCCGAGCCTATGTCGCAGAGGAAGACGCGCTGCCGAAATTGCAGGACGTAGGCAGTTTCCCCAGCCCGACCCCCTCGGGTAAACTCGCAAAGAAGGCCCCATGCCGAACACGACGACCTGCCAAGAGCTAAAGTCCTACGCCCTCTGGCTCGCCGGTGAGCCCACCGACGGCTCCTCGGACTACGACGCGCGCATCCTGCAGCACATGCAGACGGTGTACGACACGCTCGTGAACGGCGGGACGCTCGGGGTGCGCGACATCGCGACCTCGGCCGGCCTCTACGAGCACTTCGTCGATGTCCCGACGACCGACTGGCTCTGGATCAAGAAGTTCCCACCCTACGCGTTCAACACCGTGCCGGCCGTCATCGGCAATGGCGCCTCCGTGGCCTCCTCGGGACCACCGCCCGAGGTCATCGGGACGGTCTTCGTCGCCAACGGCAGCACGACGATCACGTTCAACTCTTCGCCACTCCCCTCAGGCGACCTCGTCGGCTGGCGCCTCCGCATCCTCGATCAGGCGCAGGGGATCTCGACGCCGCCCTTCACGGTGCCACGGATCAACACGCACGTCATCGGCTCCGCAACTGCCGAGCTGGACGCGGCCTGGCCGCAGCAGACGCAGACCCTCTCGAACTTCGCGCTGATCAAGCTGGAATACCATCTCCCGCAGGACTTCATCCGCTTCAGCGAGTCGCCCCAAGTGCAGGGCGGCTGGAACGGCGCGAACCCGCCGCGCCTCTCGATCGGGTCGTACGAGCAGGTCAACAATCAGTTTCCGCTGACGCAGATCGCGCAGGGGCCGCCGAGCGCCGCCACGCGTCTGAACGCGGACGTGATCATGATGAACCTGTGGGACACGCAGTCCTACCGGATCGAGTTCGGGTACATCGCGCGCCCGCCGGCGCTGACCGACACGGCGCAGGAGCCGCTTGTCCCGCTGCGCTACCGGCACATGCTCTCGATCGGCGCGGCCATGCTCGTGATGCAGGACAAGGTCGACTCTCGGGCCAACGCGCTCGCGTCGGAGTTCCGCGAGATCCTCCTGCACATGGGCAACGAATACCGCAAGGAGATGATGAGCGGCAGCGAGCTGATGGGTCGGCACCTCTACCGGCGCAATCAGCGTCGCAATAGCCCGCTCCGCACCGTGAGCGGCCTGCCGCTGTGGTAGGCCCGAGTCATGGCGAAGGGTGATCCGGGCTACGAGGGCAACATCGCGGCCGTCCAGTGTGGCGTGGGCGGCCTGTCGGTCAACCTGAACCCCTCGAAGATCCTCCTCAAGAACGTCATCACGGCGGAGGGGGCGGTCTTCCGCTACGACCATTGGCGGAAAGAGCCCGGCACCAAGCTCTTCGGCACCAACACGACGGTCGCGGCCGATCCCGCCGACCGCGTCATCGTCGCCCTGAACGACTGGCACCCGACCGAGGCCGTGCAGCGCGTCGTCCATCTCCGCGGCGACGGGCACACGTACTACACCGACAACGGCGGCTCGGATCCGGGCGCGCACCAGTCCACGACGACCTCGGGCCCCGGCACGCGCTTCGGGTACTTCGTGACCGCGGGGCAGGAGACGGGCGGCGCCACGCGAAAGCTGTTCCTGTTCCGCTCGAACTTCCTGCCGACGTTCGTGAACGGTGATGTGACGAACGACACGGTGATCACGACGCCGGCCGCCGACTGGAACGACAGCCACCCGCCGATCGTGGGCCTCGTGAACGGCGGCCGGCTCTGGGCGGCGGGCAACACGAACGCACCGCACTTCCTGTACGCATCGGAGTTCCAAGACCCGACCGACTTCATGTCCGTGGATCCGTCCCTGGACACCGCGTCGCAGCAGATCCCGATCTTTCCTGGCGTCGGGGAGCGCATCTACGCGCTGCGCAACTACCAGGGATTCATCGTCATCTTCAAATACCCCCGAGGCATCTTCCTGCTCGATGCTCGGGACACCAGCCCGGCAAACTGGCTCGCGCAGCAGGTCACCGACGTGATCGGCGTGGCGCCGACGCCGAACGCGGCGCTGCAGCTCGAAAACGACATCCTCTTCATGGGCTCGGACGGGCAGTTCTACCTGTTCTCGGCCGTCCTGCAGGCTGCCACCGGACAGCAGAACATGGAGACCGCGAACCTCGCGATGGACCTCGAAATCTACCAGTTCCTGCTGGACGCCTACGACCGCTCGCTGCTCAATCAGATCCAGTCGGTGTACCAGCCCTTCTGGCAGACCGCGACGTTCTCGATCCCCCAGCCCGACGCCTCGGGTCAGAACACGGCGCGCTTCATGTTCGACTTCACCGCGGTCGGCCGCAAGCAGGGCGAGCCGCGCTTCTCGTACTCGTATCGCGACAAGCCCGCGTCGCTCGCGCTCTGGCGCGATCCTGCGGACTTCATCGACAAGCCGATGTACGGCGACTACCTGTCGAACATCATCCAGCTCGAACAGGAGTCGCGCACGACGTGGGACGGCGGCCCGTACCCATTTCGCGTGCAGACGCCGCACACGAACCTGGGCGAGTTCGAGAGCCTGAACTTGGGTGACAAGTTCGTCCAGTTTGCGAACCGCAACAAGATCTTCGACAACATCGAGGTCGAGTACGTCCCGTTCACCAACTCGACGGTGACGCTCTCGGTGCTCGTCGATGGGATCCTACGACAGACGATTGACCTGCCGCTGCTCGAAGGCGGGCAGCCCCTCGGACTCACGGCCACGACGCCGGGGGCCTTCGTGATCGGCTTCTCCGCGCTCGCCGGCGGGGGCGTTCGCTCGATCGTGCGGCGCCTGAACGCCGGCTCGGGACGACGCATCTCGCTCTTCTTCGAGAACACCAACTATGGTGAGGACGTCGCGCTGACGCACTTCTTCCTGGGCTTCCGCCCTGGTGACACGACCCAATCCCCGCGAAAGTAGGACATCATGGCAGGCACTCCCACCACGGCAACCTTCTCGATCCCGATCACCGGCGAGGCCTCGGGTGCCTCGAACGTCCTCCTGCAGTGGGCGCTCGATGCGCCAGCGGACTACATCGTCCCGATCCTGCTGTCGCCGGGGTTCAACACGATCAGCGTCGGCTTCAGCAGCCTCACGCCGTTCAAACTCGTGGCGTTGATCCCGCCGACCGACAACGTGCAGACCCTGACGTTGAAGGGCAACAACAGCGACCCGACGGGCATCCCGATCTCCATCGACACGCCGACCATCCTCGCGGGCGTGACCAGCGGAACCTTCGGCGTCGAGCTAGGCGCTGGCGTCTTCGTCACCCTCCTCACCCGGTGGTTCTGATGGACGTCGAGCAGTACATCGTCAATGGACTCGTCCACTGCAAGACATGCCCCTCGGTGATCGCAGTGCGCGATCGTACCGGGAACGTGCATCCGAACGAGCACTACTCCGAGCTGGTCATCGCGATGGCGAACCCGGACAACACCGTCGGGAAGCACGAGACCGGAGCATGCCGCGCGTGCCGGGAGCGTCTGCTGACCAGCCCGCCGACCGCGTTCGAGCTGGATGCCCTGTACGCTCGGGACCTCCTACAGTGGCGCGAGGACGCGCGTACTGCGCGCCAGCCCGAGCACTCCATCGAGTCCATGCTGGCCCCCCTTCGCGCCCGTCGTCCGATCCGGCTCCTGGCTGAGGAGGGCCGCGGCACGCCGGCGTAGCGCATGGGCCTCTACTCGATCACGACTCGGGCCGCTGGCACGACGCTGACGGCCGACATCTTCAACTCGGACCACGTCAACCACGTGACCCACACCGAGCCGATGTCCATCAACTCGCACGAGCCGAACGTGCCCACGATGGACAAGGAGACCAACCCGATCACGATCGCGGGTGAGGTCTCGCTGCCGGCTTCGACGGCCGACGAGCTGGAACGGATCCGATACGTCCTCACACAGATCAAGAAGCTGATCAACGCCGGCGTCGCCCCCGCGCACTGGTACATCCCCGTCAACGCGACGTCGACTGGGATGTCTTTTCCTGCCGTCGCCTGCCGGCGAGAGATGGCGACCGCGCAGCCGATCCCCCATAACGTCAGCACGCGAATCCTCTTCGACACGACGGTGTACGACACCGGATTCATCGCCTCGGGTCGAGGGCTCCTCATCAACCTCGATGGTGTCTACGCGGTCGGGGCAACGCTCGGATTCGGGGATGGCGCAACGATGGGGCCGACTGGGGACTTCACGCTCACGATCAGCGTGGCCAATATCTCGACCGGTATCCAAGTCGTGACGCCTCTCGCAACACAGGAGTGCTTCACGTTCTCGACCGCCGCCCCCAAGGCGCTGACGGTCGAGACGACGGCGCACTTCACGAAAGGCGAGTACGTACAGGCTTACGTGACGCAGACTGACGGCTCAACGAAGCTCCCGACGACGCAGACCGATGCTCGGCCGGCGATCTGGATGGCCATGGTGAGCGCGTAATGGCATCCCGAGGCCTCTACCTGATCGCAACCCGAGCGCCGGGCACGGTGATCACCGCGCTGATCTACAACGAGGATCACCAGGCGCACGTGAACGGCCGGAACGCGCTCTTCTTCCTGTCGAACGGGCAGTCCGTGCAGCAGTTCTCGAACGCGGTCGATCCGTTCCCCGGCGGTGGTGAGAGCCTGCCCGGCAACTGGACTGGCGAGGTCGAGCGGATCCGCTTCTGCATCCGGCAGATCAAGCAGCTTCTGACCGGAAGCCCGGTGGTTCCACCCGAGTGGTTCGTGGGCACGCCGACCGGCGGGTTCCCGGCCATCGGGGCTCGCATCCAGCGCCTCGTCACCGACACCATCGCGAACAACACGCTGACGCCGATCGACTTCTCCAGCATCGACACGGTGACGCAGTTCAACACTGGCGTGTGGAGCAGCAGCGTGAACCCGACGCGCTTCACCGCGCCGTTCCAAGGCCTCTACCTCGTGGGCTGCACGCTGCGGTGGTTCCCCGAGACGCTCGGGTCGCGGCGGCTCGAAGTGATGGTCAATGGCTCGGATACGGGCCAGATGGCGCTCACGAATACGAACAACGGACACATCAGCCAGCAGTACCAAGCGATTCAGGCGACGGTGAAACTCGCCGCCACGGACTACGTCGAGTTCGCCGTGTTCCAGAACAGCGGCGGCAATATGTTCCTGTCGGACACGCACGGCACGATCGGGTATATGGTGTATCTGGGAGCAACGGCGTGAGCACGGGCCTCTACATCCACATCACCCGATCGCCGGGCACGATCGTCGATGCGCCGCTGTACAACACCGCGCACCGGAATCACCTCGACAATGACATCCCGGCGAGCTGCGGCGCGCACTCCGACGACCTGACGATGTTCCGGGCGACGTCGGACCCGTACCTCTTCTCGACGGCGCAGCCCGAAGTCGCCCTCGGGACCGAGCTGGAACAACTCCGCTTCGTCATCGCGAACATCAAGGAGACCATCGCGGGCTCGCCGCCAGCGTTCTGGTACACACCCGCGACCGGCAGCCTGAGCGGCGGCACGATCCACTCGCACGGCGCGAATGTCTTCAAGACCGTCGGGCAGAGCCTGACCACGAAGACGCAGACCGCGATCGTGTTCGATGCCGTCAACTACGATACGGGCGTCATCCTGCCGACGTTCGATCCGTTCTTCTCCGTTAGCCATCCGACGCGGCTCTCCGCCCCTGTCGCCGGCATCTACCAAATCAACGCCTGGGGCACGTGGGGCACCGGCCCGACCTCGGGCAACCTCGCGCTCTTCCTCCGCTTCGGCGGCACGAAGCTCCTCTCCGCGATCGAGTACCCGATCAACCAGGGCTCCCTGTTCCGGTGGCAGTCCCTCGGGACGCAGTACCACTTCACCGCCGGGCAGTACGTCGAGCTGATTGGATTCCAGACGACGGGCGGGCCGCTCACCATCACGACCCCGACGCTGACCATGACGCTGATCGCGCCCGATGCGCCGATTCCGGCCGAGATCATCCACACGCTCACTGTCACGGAGTCGGGCACTGGAACGGGCACGGTCACGAGCACACCAGGCGTAATCAACTTCCCTGGGGTAGACCACGACTCGTACGTCTCGGGCTCCGTCGTTAGCCTCGCGGCGACGCCGGATATGGGCTCGGTGTTCACGCAGTGGACGAACGTCCCGGCAGGCCACGAGATGGACAACCCCGTCTCGGTGACCGTGACCACAGACGTGACGGTCGACGCGCAGTTCGACTCCGCAGGAAAGCGGTTCGTGATGCCGACCTTCCTCACGGACTCGGTCGACGATGGTGGCGGCACGACGGCCTACACCGGCCTCGGATGGAATGCGGGCTTCCTCTCGACGGAGGCCGCGGCGCACCACAAGCTCCTGCAGGACATCACGATCAACTCGTGGACGGTGCAAATGCCCGCGGCGCTGCCGGGTGGCGAGACGCTGACCTTCACCCCGATGGTGAACGGCGCCGCGCAGCCGCTCTGGGCCATCACGCTCGGGGCCGGCGACACCGGAGGCCGGTTCGACGGCACGATCGCGCTCCTCGCCGGCGACACGCTCAGCATCCGCGGCGTCGCGAGCAGCCCGACCTCGGCGGCGCTCATCGTCAACGGCTTCATGTTCGCCTGCACGAGCGCCTCCCCCGTCGTCGCGACGACCGTGTTCCCGAACTCGGCCAACTACAAGATCGCGCCCGAGGGAAGCGCGGGCAACGGCCAGAATGCCGTGGCCTTCGGGCTCAACAGCTTCGAGGCCTCGTTCTGTCCGATGCCGACGAATCAGATCTTCTCGGCTCTCTCGGCCCAATTCCCGGCTGCGCACACCGGCACGATCCAGCCTCGGGTCGGCGGGTCCAACACCGGCGCGGCGCTGGCCTACACGGCGGTCGACAACGCGACGGGGGCGGTCGCCTTCACGCTCGCTCGGCCCACGAGCGGCGCGACGTTCCTGACCGACTACGGCGACATGAACGCCACCGGTCTGAGCGGCGCCGGCTCGGTGCGCGTCATGGCCGCCTACGCCATGGACACCGGCTTCGAGAATTGGTGCGTGCTGACCTCGGGCCAGACCTTCTCGGCCTCGCGGATCGGCCTCTCGTCGGGCAGCGTCGGCGTGGCGCAGGCCGTGGGCGGCAACTTCGCCCGAGCCGACACAGCGATCGCGGTTCGCGAGGCGGAGGTCCAGCTCCGGTGGCCCAACCTGCAGGGCACGTTGCAGTACTTCACGGCGATCTCGGACACCGGCGTAGTCTCGACGCCTTACACGATCGCTGCCGAGGTTCGAGTGAACGGTGCGACAGCAATCGCGGCTCCGCTGACGCCGGCGGTCTCCGCCAACACGGGCGAGGTCGTCAGCGAGGACGGCAGCTCGGTCACAGTGTTCGTGGATGACCTCGTGAACTTTGGCGCGACGGCCAGCACGTTCGACACCTTCAACGGCGGCTCCACGATGCTGTACGGCGTCGGGTTCCTTCCGGCCTAGCCATGTACGAACGCGTCGAGACGCCCACGGAGCTGCAGTTCTACGGCGCGGCCTTCGTGGACGTCGTCGAGACGCACAAGCCGATCGTCGTGGACGGGGACCTCGTGTCGACCCGAATCGCCGCTCCGAGCATCACGCTGTCCCACGGCAGTCTGATCTGTCCCAAGATAGAGTGCCCCCTCGTGCATGCTG